ACACCATTATCGGTGTTCTCACGATCTGCCATGCCGTCAAGACCGGCGTGAGGCGATACCGTTTCACTCTTGGTGGCAAAACCCATGGCAGACGCCTTAATACGACGACCAGTGACCTCTGCTTCTCGAAAACCGTCCATCATCTTCGTCGTGTTAACGATAGACGTGGGCTGCGGCTCACCTCGGGTCTGGCCGGGACGCAGCCGCTTGAAGATGTGAATGACACGCTCGGCCGGAACACGACGGTAACGCCGGTTGCTCTGCGGCACAACCCACGTCATGTCACCAGGGTGCTTCGTCAAAAAGTGATAAGCTACCGGACGTCCCTTGCTGTTGATTTCCACACCTAGTCGGATTTCGTTCTTGGTGGGTGGGTGGATCGTGTTGAGTGTGTGATCCAGCAGATCACCCTCGACGGGGTTCAGCAGGAAACCGTCAGGGGCACTGCGGTCATTGACGATCTCGATGATGTACTCACCATCACGCGCCCACGTCGTCACCATCTGCTTTTCAAGTTCGATGATGTCCATTTCACCATCAACAGTCGGTGATGCACAGAAGTTTGCCCACGCTTTCTCAGCACGCGAGTTCAATCCGCGATCAGGCTTGCCATCTTGCATCCGAACACGGACCTGAAGACTGAATCCGTCTGGGCCGGGAACATTGTCTTCCAGCAACGACAGATACCGCTTCATCGTACCGCTGTTGCGAGCCAACGCACGCAGCTTGTTGCGGACCGGTTCAAGCGCGATGCTTAACTCATAGTCGGCGGAACCGGAAGACGAGTGAAAATCGCCATGATACGCACGACTTCCCGCTGCGGCATAGCGTGACATGCCTCGATTGCGCGAACGCACCACCTTCGGGACACTGCTTTCGCCCATCTCAACTTTAGCAGGTTCTTCTTGACGGCCGAAACCAAAGCCGAAAATACTCCATGCCATCAGTCTCGGAACCTCACTCGCAGCGTGTCTTTCTTGGGTCCGTCAACCGCAAAAAGCCCTGCGTCAAGCGGGCGATTTTCGATCTCACGAATATAGTAGTCTCGCCAGTCACGCAGTTCCTTGGCGGACATCTTGGTGATCGACCGAGATTTGATCGTGTAGCTTTCAACATCATTGTCGGCACGATTCTGAAGAATACTTTCGATCTTCGACACCATAATTTCAGCGTGCGAACGGCGATCCGTCGTGTTGCTGAATATGTGGATTTCACCAGTCCCGATGGGTTTCGTCCGGTCATCCGAATTACGAATAACCATCAAGTCCCAATAGTAGCGACCAGCATCCCAAGTTGCGATGTCAGTCGGTTCGACATCAGCGGCAAACTCAGAACCGGAAACATGATCCATCGTAATCGAGTAATCGACGGGCGTTTCGTCAGCCTCAAACTTGCGCAGAACGTACTTGAGTGTGAACAGCGAACTATCGACATTGACCTCACGACGCCACTGCGCCGATTGCCCAATGACAAGGCTCAGTGGTTCACCAAACGGTGCCTCATCAAGTGCAAATGGATCAATCATCGCGCCACCTGTTCGCCCAGTTACCCTTCTTCCGAGCAACCCGAGATGGCACATAAGGCTTTTCAGGTTCAACCTCGGTCACCACTTCTCTATCACGCTCGACCTCACGCAGCAATGCCTTGCGTTGTGCATTGAGATCAACGCCAAGAATTTCCAAAGCAGCATAATTGTAGATACGACAGTCAAACGGCTCATTTCGCTTTCGGATCGGAACCCATTCTTGTTTTTTCCGACCACGGTGATACTTCGTCACCAACTTCTCAGACGCCAAGCCCCTGAAGTATTCCTCGTCATAATCGTCACCAACCGGGAATGCACAATAACCGTGGTGTTCCGGGTCTCGCACCTTGAAGTGAGAAACCACGAGTTCCTTGATTGTGTCCACACCGACTGGGAAAAGCTGTACCTTACCGATGTTGTTACGTGACGGCCGACCCACCATCGGCTTCCCTGCACCACCGATGCCTTTTATGGGGAATACGCGCTGGATTGTGGTCGTGAACGCATACGCAGATCGCGTGAAGTGACCGCCCGTATCGATGCACGTCGCACGCAACACCATCTCACCAAAAATCGGATGTACCCATACCTGCTTCAGTTTCATCCGCAGTTCATCCCACGGCGCTGATGTGGAAAGATCACCGAATATCTTACCGGTCTCGATGGACCACGTTCGACTATCGTCACCGTGACCCAAAACTTCATACTGAAGCCACGTATCCTGAACATCGACCCCACACGTCAGCAACGTGACGTCTTCAGGCACCACATCGGAGTATTCTTCACGCTGATCCATGAGATCGGTATGATCCAGCCGCTCACCGACATCTTCCCACGTTTCACCGAGAAAGGTATTGACCCACGTCTTCAACGCTTCAGGGTTACCCTTAGCATCAAGAAAATCACGCACGCCATCAGCCAATGGAGCAAAAGGGCTGTAAAGTTGGTTCAAGTGATAGGACACGTTGCCGTTCCAAGGCTTCTCGGCTCGCCATTCACCCTTTTTAACTGCCGAATTGCGTTCCTGATCGTTCCACATGGCACCGCAGCCACCTTCGACATCGCAGCAATACTGCGCACTCTCAGGATCACCCTCATTCCAACGCACGTTCTCCCATACGAGCCGCTGGTGATGACCACAGTGTGGGCACGGCACCCAAAAATGGCGTTGGTCACCGCGTTCATATTCTTCCTCGATCCGGCTGACGCCTTTGTCACCCGGTGTGGACACCATGATGATGATACGGTTCCAGTATGTCGTAGTCCGCTTGATCGCCAGAAGGATCGGGTCACCCTCGGTCCCGGCCGACCGCTCGAAGCGATCCACCTCATCGAAGAAAACCGCACGTACTGGTCGAGACGCCAGACCGGCCGGAGCATTCGATCCGACCATGGCCAAGTTTCCACCGGGGAACTTCTTGGTGTCGATGGTGTTGTCGCTGTCACGCGATCTGGCGTCCTTGACGAGACCCGACAGCGAAGGGCTATCACGCAGCATCGGCGACAGACGTTCTTTTGAGAACATCTTCATCGACGACAGCGTTGGTGAGACGTGCAAGATCGGGCACGGATCATAGTGCATCAAGTACCCAATGGCATTCTCGATGAATGTGGATTTCGCCACCTGCGCAGAGAACATGCAGGTAATCCGACGCACGCCGGGAACGCCAACCATGTCCATCGGCTCACGCATATATTCCGTCACCGAGGTGCGATAAATACCCGGCATGGCCGAACTCTCAGCACTGAGCCGACGGTTTTTGTCTGCCCACTGACTGACCGTCAGTTCAGGCGGTGGCGCAAGAACCTCAAGCGCCGAAGCCATGATCTTGTTGATGTCACCAAAAGGTACTGACATCACTCAGGCTGACACTCGACGACAACTTCAACAGCCTCATCTCGTGCCGCGTCGGCCGTGATCTCAATAAGTCCGCGACCCAATTCTTCGCAAAATTGCAAAGTGATGCCTGCTATCGTGCTGACAACCTCACCATCAATAGTACCGATCAGAGTATATAGTTGTTCCATCAGTCTTCGTCCTCGCTTGTCGTCTGACGCCAGTCAGCACTCATCTCCATCAGCGCATCACGAACAGCCCCGCGAATCACTTCCTGAATTTGAGTCATGTCGGTCATGCCCGCAGTGACCATCGCACAAGTATAAGGAACCTGCATCATCCGCGTTTTGACGCGCGATAGAATGTCGGTCCACCCTTTTTCGACATCCGCCGCAAGGACCAATTCACCACGCGCGACAGCGTTTTCCATTTCGATCTTATCGGCTTGGGCGGCTTCCTTACGTGTCCGTTCTGCATTGTAATCCTTCTTTGCCGGAAGTGCCGATGGCAATCCGCCAGATACCGACGGTGTATCAACGATAACCACACCATCGGGAAGGTATGGTCTGCTGCCCCCTTGACCCTTGCGGAGTGTCTGACGCTTCCTGATCCAGTGACCAAGTTCGCGTGCGGGAAAACCTTTTTGTTCGCGATTATACGGTGGCGGATCGACACTTTTCATCCACCCTTGCAATGTTGAAT